GTTAGCACCTGTCGTGTTTGCGTATAAAGCTTGAGAACCTATACCAGTGTTGTTTGCCCCCGTGGTATTTGCATACATAGCTTGACCACCAAAAGCAGAGTTATCTGCTGCGGTTGTATTTGCAGTTAATGCAACATGACCCATAGCAGTGTTATAGTTTCCTGTGGTGTTAGCATCAAGCGACTGATACCCTAAAGCATTGTTACCTGTTCCTGTGGTGTTTGCTCCTAAAGAGTTATAACCAACAGCTGTATTGTTTGCTGCTGTTGTGTTTGCCACCATAGCATTTAAACCAACTGCTGTATTGTTTGCACCTGTGGTGTTAGTACCCAGTGAACCATAACCAAGAGCAGTATTCAATGCACCTGTAGTAGTTGATACCATAGAACCTTTACCGACTGCTGTATTTCCTCCCGCAGTGGTGTTTGCTGTTAAAGCCTGATAGCCAACTGCTGTGTTGTCAGAGGCTGTGGTGTTTGCTCCTAAAGCAGCTTGTCCTATACCAACATTATTTGACCCTGTGGTGTTTGCGTACATAGATTGTCTGCCTACACCTACGTTGCTAGAGCCAGTAGTGTTTCCTGCTAATGCTCCAGAACCAAGAGCAGAATTACCATAGCCTGTCGTGTTTGTTGACAAAGACGCAGCCAAATAAGTTGCTGAACCACCTACACCTACGTTGCTGTAACCTGTAGTATTTGCTCCTAAAACATTATAACCCACTGCAGTAAGGTCTGAACCTGTAGTGCTTGCGTCTAAAGCACCTGTACCGACTGCTGTGTTGTGTGTGCCTGTGGTGTTAACTCCTAAAGCATCATACCCTACGGCTGTATTATTTGAAGCAGTTGTGTTAGCGTCTAACGACCCATAACCAACGGCTACGTTTGAAGCACCTGTTGTATTTGCTCCTAAACTAGCGTAACCAAGACCAGTATTTCCAGTTGCTGTGGTGTTTGCGCCTAAAGCATCTCTGCCTAGTGCTGTGTTTTGTGAGCCTGTTGTGTTAGCGTCTAAAGCATAAATTCCAACGGCTACATTATCAGTACCTGTAGTAATTTCTTGTCCTGCAGCATACCCAACTGCTGTGTTATTGTCTGATGTTGTAACTGATGTTAAAGCTGAAGTTCCAACGGCTGTGTTGAAATCTCCTGTAGTACACTCGTCTAAAGACGAAGAACCCACTGCAACATTTTTTGTACCCGTTGTATTTGCTACAAGAGACCTATAGCCAAGAGCCGTATTTTCTGCTCCTGTGGTATTAGCTAACAGAGCTTGCATACCCACTCCGACATTATAACTTGCCGTTGTATTTGCTCCTAAAGCACTTCTACCTAATGCTGTGTTTTCTGCTCCTGTAGTATTAGCATCTAATGCTGCATAACCTATTGCAACATTATCATCACCTGTAGTAATCGCAGTACCTGCTTCATCACCAATTGTTACGTTGTAGTTACCACCAGAAGCAATGCTGTTACCTGCGTTGACGCCTGCTCTGAAGTTACTTGTTCCTGCTGATGGTGTTGAAATACCGCCAGCAACAGAAAGTCCTGCTGCTCCTACTAACATTAAATCATCTGCGGATTCATCCCAAAGCATGTAAGCCCCTGACGTTGCTCCGAAGAACTTAACGTCATAACCCGTATCGTCTACACCTACTGTTACTGTCCCTTGGTTGGATAACGCACCTGCGTTAGTTAAGGCTGCTGTTTTAGTTGTTCCTGCTAAGTTTACATCCGTTAATACGTCATAAACCACACCAGACCCAGCTCCACCGTCAGTGGCTATAATTTTTGTTTCGCCTGCTAGGATTGCTACGTTAGCTCCACTACCGCAAGTGAATGTAAGTGTGTATGAAGTGGCGTTTTCCATCATCCATACTTTAGAGACTGTGTTAGGTAACAGCGTAACGGTGCACGCTTGACCACCGCCAGTCAGTTTAAGGTACATGGCCCTATCGGAATCAGAAGCTCCGTCTGCTATAGTAATGTTGTCGGTTGAAGCGTTAGCTATGGCTCTGGTGCCATAACCAAGGGCTTGTCCAATCAACTCTAAATTTGTATTTGTTGTTGTGCCCCAGGTTCCACTACCATCACCAGTAGCCATTTCGTTGAGTCTTAGATTATTAACGTATGTACTTGCCATGTTTTATCTCCGCAAAGAATATAGTATATTATTTTTATTATCTAGTCATTGTAATTATTACGCAACCTCTTCCCAGTCAGGACTTTGAGAAGTTGTTATTGCAGTCCAATCCGGGCTTTGAGAAGTTGTTATTGCAGTCCAATTTGGAGTTTGATCGTCGTCTATTAGACTCCAAATAAATATGCCCCCAACTGATCCTGTTAAAGCGTCTAGTGTAACGACAACATTGGCCTCTGAATCTGTGCTTACAGATCCTAAAGATCCTGTTGCAGAAACGCCATTAATATTAAATCTTGCATTGTGGTGTACGGTTACAGAACCAATTGAAGCTGTTGCTGCGCCCAGTGTGACAGGTACATTTGCTTCACCATCTACATCTACAGAAAGACTTCCTACTGTGCCAACTGCTCCTTGTACAGAAGCGATTGCTTGTGCATTTACTCCCGCAACGGGTGCCCCTGTTGTTCCTACTAAAGAACTTGGAACTACATTGGCTTCTGCGTCTATAGCAATCGTGCCTAAAGCACTTGTGCCTGCTTGTCCCGTTAAAGTTTGATTAGCTTCAGCATCTACACTTACAGAACCTAATGCTGAAGTAGCAACTAATGTTGAAAGTGTTACATTGGATTCAGCATCTACACTTACAGAACCTAATGCTGAAGTCCCAGCTACACCAGATATGGTGAAGCTTATAGGGACAGAATGGGGTTCACCCCAAGGACCTGCTCCCCAGGTTCCTCTACCCCATCCGACAGCCATGTACTAAGCTATTCTGATAATCGCTGTGCTCGCTGCTGCGGCAGGAAATACAATTGTAAAGTCTCCTGCTGTGGATGTTTTATCCCCACCAAAATCTATAGTTGCTACAGATACATCAGAATTTGTGTCGTTATAGATTAGACACCCTCTAGCCGTAACAGTAGCTGTGCCAAACGTTAAATCAGCAAAGTCTGTAAACCCTGTTGTGCCACCACTTGTTGGGTTTATATTGGTTAATGCTGCTCCCCCCGCAGTGTAGTTTGTGCCCGTTACTTGATTAGTTGTGGCGTACGCAGTAGTTGCAGCGCCCATTGTTGCTGAACTTGTATACAAAGCCAGTTTAAATGAGTTGCCGCCTGAAGCTAAAAAATTATGCTTAGCTTCTAACAGCTCTTTTTTAAAACTGGTTGTCAGTGTTGATGTAATTGCCATTATTTTAACTCCTTCAATATTGTTGCTAAATCTTCGTGTCCTTGTTCTATAAGAAGGTTTCTCATGGTACAACGCTCACTGTTGATCGCTTCTTTAATATAATAAAGTATTGTATTATAAATAGCTAGTCTGAAAGCCTCAGCCTGAAGTCGAATATGCGGCTCTGCATTATCAGAAATACCACAAATTCTAGCAGTGCATTTTTCCGCCCAAAATTCTGCTGAGTGTCCTTTGTTTTCAGTAGTAGCAACTTCTATTGCACCCAAGCTCCCTGCTGTATTTACTTCTATCATATTAATACCTTTTTGCTTCGGGTGGAGTATTAACCGTCATAATAACTTCCCCTTCTTCCCTGTGCTTTTCTTTTATAAGTTTACTGTATTCTTTAAATCCCATGGTAAAAAACTCATCTTCGTCTATTAAAACTAATGTTGGGTCATCAAGACGATGATACCCATACAATTTTTCTTGAATTGGAGAATCGGTGTCTAAAAGTCCCGATCTAGGGGCTACACTTACTACCATCCCATTTTCTATGCACTTAGCCAACCAAAATTCTACACAGGATCTCCCCGCTTCAGCAAAATGTAAATTACCTTTATAAGTAAAATCTATGCCAAATAAATTTAATTTAGCTACTTTATTATATAAAGCAAAAGCAATGGCAAAAGGAATTGTGTTATTAAAATAAGAACATTGAGTAGCTTTAACAACATCAAGTAAAGGATACTCAACTAAGCCCGGACATCTTTCGTCTAGTTCACATGTGTAGATAGGACCGGGGTGCTCTTTAACTATATCTACCATAATTCCTGTTTGGCTACCCGCAGCATCTGAGTCTAAAAACCTAGAAGCTGGATCCATCATAAACACTCTGTCGCAGTCCGTAATGCCTGCCATGGCATTAATGCCCCAAACTTCTGTCCATTTTTTACTGTGAGATTTAGCTAAATGAAAGTCTAATTGGCTTTCGCCCATTGCAACCAAAGCAATTTCTGCTCCTTCTAGCTTTTTAATTTGACTCACGTAGTAGGTATTCTAACTTGATCGTATCTGTATTGTGATTGTGTTCCAGCGCCTTCGCTGGTGTTTCTAAGTCTGTCTAAAGCGTCTTGAAATCGTTGTTCGTATCCTGCTATTTCAGGGGCCTCCATTTTTAAAAATGTAGCTGCTTCTACTAATGCCCCATAAAGCATACAGTTAGTAGCGTTTTGAGATAACCACGTTGTTCCGCTATCTGCTCCCGCTGTTAAAGAAGTAGGCCTGTAAAAATAATGCAATTCAAAAGTAAAATTAGCATTTGGTGTAGGGGCTAAGATAAACGAATCACTATCAAACTCTGCATAATATTTAGGAACCCCAGTATCAGTCGATACTGGTTTATAACTTTTCATAAAACTAACTTGTTTTAATAATAAAAAATTATAAACATTGCTCGTGCTAATCGTAGCTAAACTGAAAGGAGCTAAAAAATCACTGGGCATTGCCAAGTAAGTTGTGCCAGATGTTGCTGTACCAGTTACATTCTTTTTAAAGTTATCTAGCCATACATTCTTTAATATACGTTCTTCCGTTTGTAAAATAAACGTAGGTAATGTAGACACAAAAGTAGTTTCAGAAGTATCTACGTAATTCTCTATTGCTGTTTTTAATGTGCCGTATGTAAAACTCATGTTGTTATTGTAACATCGCCAAGAGAAGCCGTCATTTCAGTTGGTGTTGTTAATACTGTTCCAATAATACCTAATCCAACATTTGTGTAAACAGTAAATGCACTTGGTACTACGCTTACATCTGGTCTAGGTTGTAAAAGAGCTTCTGCATCTGGTCTAACATGAGGAGCTTCTAATTGAGGGTGTTTAACATCAAAACACTCATAACAAGCTTTTACACCGTCCCACTGAGTTTGTAATGTTTTTAAACGAAAACGTTGACTGCATATGTCACAGATTCCGTATGCGTATTTAGCTGCTGCAAAAGCCATTCACTATTAGCCCCCAGGGAAAGGTGGACGTGGAATAGGTTGTGGAATAGGTTGTGGAATAGGTGTTGGAGGAATAGGTGTTGGAGGAATAGGTGTTGGAAAAAGTCCTCCTATACCGCTACCGCCGCCTTTAGGGCCGCCGGGAAATAATTCCATTTTTATGCTTCGTATTTCTTCGTTTATTGCTCTTACTTGTTGCATTAATTGGTCTTTTTGCATTTTTAATGCTTGTAGACGAGCCATAAGTGGATTCGGTGTTGGTTGCACTGGCATTACTGGCATTGGTTGCACTGGCGTTGGTTGTACAGGCATTACTGGTGTTGGGCCCGGCATTACTGGTGTTGGGCCCGGCATTGGTAATGTTGGTGCTGGAAAAACCCCGACTTGTTGTCCACCTCCTGCTTGTGTTGTTCCGCCTTGTTGTCCGTATAAATTATCAAACATTCCCATTGTATCTCTCCTCTATATAATCATTCTAGGAGGAAGAAAACGAGAGCTTACTGAATCAATGTCTTCAGAAGCTGCTCTATCAAATTCCTCATCATAAACTTGTTTTAAAAGAGCCATCCTATCGGGTGCTCTTTTCATAGATATATAATAAGCTAATCCTGCTGTCATGCAAGGTAAGAATCTAAATACCGTTTCCATGTTATTAGTAAAGTCCCCAGCGTCTTGCATTCTAGTCAAAGCATAATAATAAATTACATCAGTAGAGTTCTCAGGAGTAGGGTATAAATACAAACGCGGTGTAATGTGTCTTTCTAAGAAAAACTGATTAGGTCTAGCTTGTGCAGTTTTATTAGGTATAAATAAATAATCAGAACGACTGATTCTTTCTAGCTGATAGTCTTTACTGTCGCGTTGAATTACAGCAGAAGTAATATCTATTATATCTGTTCCCAGATCTTGATAGTTAGTTCCTTGTGTTACAGTAAAATTACTTTTAGTTATTAACCATTGATTAAGGCCACGATTAGCCCATTCTGCAATCATTATGTTTAGAGACCGTTTAGCAGTCTCTAAATCATATCCTGTGCGTAGTTCTAAACCACAACGTTCGTAAGCTTCTTCTATAAGCTCATCAACACTAAGATCAAAAGAGGTAGTTTCTGATGTAGCCATTTCTAGCCACCATAATCTTTCTTAGATTTCTTTTTAACCTTACCGCCGTGTTTATAACCAGGCATAACTTCGCCACCACCCATGTAACCAGATTTACTTTTAGTCCAATCTTGGCCATTTCTGATAGCTGTTCTTCTGTTTGTCATTCCGGGCATAGTTTTCTCCGATTAAGCATGGAACGCTGTCATTGTTCCAAAAGTGCTTTGTGTGTATTGAATATAAATACCAGCTGAGAAATACACACCATCATCTGGCATTGTTACGTCTCTGGACACAGTTGCACTAGCAACACTTCCTAATTTCATTCTGCTTGTTCCTACAGGAGAAGTTGTTAGAAAATCTATAGTCCCAGCCGTTGCTGAACTTACTATAAACGTTCCTTTCAATCTCCCCGGACCAGCAAAAATAACATCCGCCGCGGAATTATTAATTCCTGCGGATACGTTACCAGCTGGATTACCAACTGCTGAAATACCTGATATTGTTTTAAAATATTTAGACCCAGTAGCTGTGCCTGCATTAGCACCTGTTATTGACTCTGTTTGAGCATCGCCATTAACATCAGTACCTGTAACAGTGAATGATTTAGCTGAATCATCCCCAGCAGAAAGAATAGTTACTACTCTTCCAGAATCAAGAGCAACTGCACCGCCAGAAGCCAACGCACCACCTATAGTAAGTGCTGCGTTATTTCCAACTGCTGCTGCCACTGATATGCCGTCAGCATCTAAGGCCGTAGTATCGGCGGTAATAAAGACCGCTTTTACGTCTGTACGTCCTGCCATGATTAACTCCTTACTCGAATGGAGTTGCTAAAGTACCATCCCCGTGTAGGAATGCTTCACAATGCCATACTGCTGCTGTAGTTGCCTTTAAGCGGATAATACCACCTACTAACCAACCTTGTGCGGCTGACCCTAAATCAATAGTGTCATCATCACTAGCATCAGGGATAAAAGTATTTGTATCTCCTGCGGTTGCTGGGTCAAATACCTGTGCAAATCCAGAGAATAAATCACTGGTATTGTCTGTATTAATTTGTCCTGCACCTGTAAAGGTTGTGCCCACTATAAATGTATAGTTAAGCCCTGCTGCTGCGGTAGGTAGTGTTACTACAATACCTGCTGCTCTGTTTAAAGTATAAACAGTACCTGAATCAGTTGATTCTACGCTTTTTGTTGCTGTTGTAATGCTGCTGATATTTGAATAAGCAGAAACATAACCTGTTGTAGTTACATTACCACTACTATCAACATCTAAATTGGTAGTAATAGCACCTGTTGTTGAATTTTTAGTGATCTGTTCAAAACCACCTTCGGACCTGACTGGTCCACTAAATGTCGTGTTTGCCATAATCTTTTCTCCTGAAAAAATAAGTTCTATTATCTTGGCTTGTCTGCTAGGTCAGTCAATAGAACAAAATATAATTATCCTAGTAATTCTACTATATCAGAAAAAATGGGGGTGTGTAAATAAAGTGGGCGGGTTGAGTAAGAAACCCCCGCCCGGGTTCCATTTAAGATAAGTTAACCTTATGCTCCAGGGCTACCAAATACTGCTCGTGGGTCGGACCAACCGAACGAGTATCTTTCTCTAGCCTTATAGCGAACATTCCCTGTATCAAAATCAGCTTCCATTGAAGTTCTGATTGGCGAACGATTAAACATTTTAAATCCGTTCGGACAATCAGTCTTAATGAACCATGCGTCAGTGTCGGTGAGGTAATGATTAACAGTGTAACCTTCTGGGACCATGCCCATGTTACGCATTGCGTTTATATCATTATCTGCGGTTCCGACTCTGCCTGGTGTTTCCAACAATCTGTCAGCAGTGAACTGTAGCTCTTTAGGAATGATTAATTTCGTTCCTTGTAGTGCTACTTTTAAACCACGCTCGTCAGTGTAAGCTGCAATATCAATCAATGCTTGTTCTAATGAAGTTTCGCTTAGATCCGATGCGGTAGAAAGTTCATTACGCAAATTAGGTCCACCCACAGTTGGGTGATCCGTTGCGCAAAGCTCTTTACCGTCGCCTCCGAGGTAACTTGATGAGAATGCATTGTTTAATACTGAAGCCGCTTTGACTTGCTTGGTGTTCGACATGCTACGAGCAAGCGCACGAGTGTATCTAGCCGACAATCTGTCGTATAAATTATCCTCGACCGCTTCTTCGGTGATGCTGAAAGCCAGTGCTATAGTTTCGTGAGAGTAGCGCGATGTGAAGGCCTCTTGAGCCGAATCAAATGCTACGCCTGCCCCTTCTGATTTAACGGGTGCTGCATCAAAACCTGTCAACATTACTTCTTCTTCAAAAGCACGGTCACTAGATTCGGTTTCATAAATTTCTTCATGCTCCCTATCATAACGATCGTATTCGAGTCCGAATAACGCATTCAGTCCTGGAAGCAATTCTTTAACTAATTGTGCTCTACTAATAGCCATCTAAATTACTCCTTAAGTTCCTGCAACAGGACCTCTATAAGCGTGTTCGTTAATTTGTACTACCAAATTAGCGTTATTGCTTCCGAGATCTCCGTTTGAATCATCTTGGACAACTCCTACTATTTTAAGCTGAAGTGCTTGAGTAGTTGCTATGGTGCTAGAGTCTAGTTCGCGAGTGGAGACGCCAGTTGTTGTACTTCCACCTATGCCGTCTGTGTCAGCATTTCTGCCAATACATGTTACAGCCGAAGCACCATCCGCTTGCACAACAAACAATTGATTAGGGTCGTCATAGACATATACGTCTATAGCTCCGCCACCAAGTGCCGTTGTAGATGCTGGATAGTAATTCTTATAGGTAGGAGTGCCATCAGTAGCAACATAATATACATGTGAAAACACACCAACGTTATTAGCAGAACCTGCTGCTGATCTGTTGATATATCCACCTGCAAATATAACTAAATCGCCTTGAAATATGGATGTTCCATATCCCGAAGGATCAATACTATATTTATTTGCTTGCTGAACGGCTGAACCGACATTAAGTCCCTTATAGGGTCTTAGGCCAAAGGCCTTGTCTACATTTGCCATTTTATTTCTCTATTTCCAAGAATTATTATAAAGGACTCTTAGTTCTTTGAACTTTGAGTCCCACCAATTGTTACGCGAGATTGTCTATCGGGTCTATTGATAGACATACTGGGATGAGTTCCTTCTTTCATCATGTCGTTATCTACAGCATCCATCTGGTTCTGCGTTTTACTCGCAAAATACTCAGATCTTTCCTGTATAGTTTCGACAGGGATTCTACAAAGAATCAATCCACCAACTCCTATCACTCCTTCAAATTTACCGTCATTAACAACGGGAGAATCAAAGTCTGGGTATTCGTCTGCTCTCACAGGTTCCCATCCTTCACGAAGTCTAGCCATAACATTTTTAGTGTCATCTTGGCCTCTAACTTCCATTCTTACCCATCTATGTGCGTAGCCTTCTGGGGGTGCAGGGGCGTCCAAAGCGGACGGTGGAGCCCAAGGTTTGCGTGAGGATTTCTTCTCACGAGTCTGGGCTTCGCGTGGTTCTCGACTTTCGTCTTTATTATCTTTATTTGTCATGTTAACTCCACGTTATTCAACATATTTCGCGTACTCTTCTAAAGGCACACCCAATTTATTTGCTATTGCAACCTGTGAAGGTGTGAGTCTCACAGTTTTGCGCCCAGCTTTAGCACTGCGTTTAGCAGGGGCTACCGCCTGAGCGGGTCGGTTCGTTTGCGTAATTTCCCTGTCAAATTTGTCAGGAAAGTCATTACGAATTCTTTTATTAACTTCACTATAGTACTCATTACTTGTGGCGTCAAACCCTTCATTCATGAGATCTTGGTGAATTACAAAAGAAGTCATAGTCATAGCACGATCATTTCCGAACCAAGGATTATCTTCCGCCCAAGCTTGGGCTTTAGGATCCGGTTCAGATTGTGGTGCAGGCTGCTGTTGAACTTCTTGATTAAACTGTTGTGGTGCTGCGACCCGACCAGTTCTGGCAGATCTTTCTTGATTCAAGGCTTGTACACGTTGAGCCTCGACCGCAAGGGCAGCTAGTTTTTGTTGTGCATTCGTTTGTGTGTCTACGTCGGCTTCTTCATTCGCTTTTCTTAGTATGTTCTTCGTTGCTTCGGTTTCGGCAGTAATTCTATTTGCTTCTGCAATTATATAATTACCGTCAAGATTCGTTTTTTGTTGTTGTAAAGTTTTGTTTTCGGTTTGTACGTTTTGAGCGTACGAAGTAGCAGCTTTTTCACGGCGTTCAGCTTCACGAAGTTTAGCGGTAAGTTTGTCAATACGTTTCTTGACTCCTTTACTGTACTCTTCGTGTTCGCTGTCTTCTTGAACAGCTACTTCTGGTTCTACAATTTCCTCTGCTGCACCATCATCCAACAACGGCTTTTCAGGCTGTTTAGGTGTAATGGGTAAAGTAGATTCTTCGTCTATTTCTATATCTACTTCAGGACCTGTATCATCTAACTGTACAAGTTCCTCCGCAGATTTTTTATTAAGGTCAGGCATGGTTCTTCTCCATGGTTATTAAAATTGATGCAGAATTGCTTCTGGGTCTGGTACTGTAGCGATGATTTCATCATCGTTCAGTAGTTTTATTTCTCCGCCCTGTATCTGTATGCGAGAGCCTGAGTATCTTCCTATCAATACCCAATCTCCTGCTTTACACCAAGGACCGTTAGAAAATCTTTCTCCGTCGTACGCTTGTGGTCCGACTTTTAATACATAGCCTAAAACAGTTCCAGCTTGTTGCCTTTCCATTGTTTCACTTGTAAGAACAATACCTCCTTCGGTTTGTCCTTGGCCTCTGTACGGTAATATCATAATTCTCCACCCAGTAGGTGAAGGTAATTGGTCGAGTAGTTCTGAGTCTAACTTTTCTGGATTAAGCGTTGTTGCGTCCCCTTTTTTCTTTCCTGAATCATACGCTTTTTGAAGAGGTGTTTTTTCCTCTGCATTTTTTTTCCATTCTTGTTCCATAGCTAAAGTGCTTGGGTTAGGCGTCATAAGTTATCTCCTGATTTTTTAATAAAGTTGTTACTTCTTCGCGGATGAAGTTTAGTGCGTCTATTTGACCAGTAAGATTCCTATAATGTTCCCAATCTCTTACTTCGCTATTGGTCATCATTTGTTGGATTTGCTGTTCTTTGGTATCTATTGCGCGCAATACAGCAGTCGCGAATTGTATTATGTCGATGTAGTAGTCCTCGGTGATTGATAGCCAGCATTAAATATTTCCATTGCTGTGGGCTGATCTTGTGGTGGCTCAAAGTTTTGTAGTGGGGCTGGAACAGGAATACTTGTTATTCCACCTAAATTTGGAACGCCTGCGTTTCCGTATGGGTTAGATTGATATTGTCCGCTCACATAAGGATTATATCCCATAGCTGATCCATCTAGTACATAATTTTGCATTGCTTGATTTTGTTGAGCTTGATAATTCGCTATTGCTGCATCTATTTCTTCTTGGGTCGCGCCCGTTGTTGCAGTATCAGTTGTTCCTGTATCAGTTGTTCCTGTATCAGTTGTTCCTGTATCAGTTGTTCCTGTATCGGTAGTATTTATAGGTCCCCATACACCAGTTGTTGGGTCTTGTTCAAACAAACCAGTAGCGATGGCTGTTGCTTCATCAGTATAACCATATCCTGTCCACCAACCCGTAGTGTCTGTCGTAGTGTCTGTCGTAGTATCTGTCGTAGTATCTGTCGTGTCTGTTGTAGTATTTATAAGCGTCCAAGTTCCTGTGTCATAATTAAATTCAAATCTACCAGAATATACAGCATCTGCGTATGAAGGATAGCCGTATTGAGACCACCAATCATCTGGTGCATTTAAGTCATTGACGTTTATTTCTCCTTCTGGGTTTTCTCCGCTATCTGGTAGTCCTTTAGGAACCCATGCCATAACACCGTTAGGACCTGTAATTTGTTCAAAAAGTCCAGAGGCTATGGCTGCTGCTTCGTTAGGGTAAGGTGTACCATATTGAGACCACCAATCCGTTTCCGTTGCAGTTTGGTTTACTGTTGCGTCCATACCAGCTAGAGCGGCGGCTTCTTCAGCAGCAATTCTATCGGCTTCTGCTTGTGCAATTCTATCGGCTTCTGCTTGTGCAATTCTATCGGCTTCTGCTTGTGCTTGTGCGGCGGCAGCTTCTGCTGCTGTCGTGGCATTTGCAGCGGCTTGTTCTGCGGCAAGTCTGTCAGCTTCGTTTTGTGCTGCAAGGGCATCTGCTGCGGAAGTATCCACAAATACCTCGCCTTCTGCGTTAGTCATTGGAGTGTCTATTGCGTTTACAACTTCTTCGGTTGTGGCCACTGAACCTGACCCAGTTGTGTCTCTAATACCTACGTCCCTTTCCCCTGGTTCGTTACCCGACGGCAACATTCCACCGCCGACGGCATCATTCACGGCTGCGGTTACTGGATCAGTTTGTGTTTCAGGTAATGGGTATTTTTCTGGATCACTTTGAGATAATTGAAGTGCATCTAATACATCAACAGTGCCGTCGCCGTTAATATCCATTCCTTCTATAAAAGGCCCTACTTCTCCTGCATATTGTATAATACTTTGAGGAGTTATTCCTGGATCGAGTTGTGGTACTGGCGTTCCGTCTGGATTTCTTAGCCCACTTTCTATTTGCGAGAGATACTGTGCGTCTAATACAGTAACCTCGCCATCGCCGTCAGCATCCATTCCTTCCGCAAAAGGCCCTAATTCTCCTAGGTATTGCATAATACTTTCAGGGGTTATTGCTGTTGCGGCTGTTGCTGTGTCCACGGCTGCGGTTACTGGGTCTACGGCTGCGGTTAC